ATTAAACATAAATTAGGAGGCAACCATGAAGAATGACGGAGGGTCGGCGTTTCCGAGAATTATTGAGAACAGTGAATGTGGTATTAAGTATCTGAGTTATATCCCCGGCATGACGCTTCGGCAATGGTATAAAAGTCAGCTTGCGTCTGGCGGTTTATCCAAGCAATGCCTTGTCGAAATATATGAACACAAAGACAAGCCCGAAGAAGTAAAAACAGTTTTGGCGCATTTTGGAGAAGCTATTGGCGACATGGCCGATGCTCTGATTGCAGAGGACATGATAGCGGAGAGGGAGAAATGAATAAGTATTGCCCGGCAGGGAAAATAGAGTGTGAAAATTTTACAGTTCATGGCGTTCCGTCTTGCCTTGAAATAAAACCAAGCGCAAGGATATATCACCACATAGAAAAATATGACACTTATTGCCCCTGGCCGTCTCGACAAGTGCCGATGGAGCCGGGAGATTTTGAAAAAGAAATCACTGACAAGATGGCCGAAATATCGGCCATACAATTTGATATTGGTGTCAGGCAAGGCCGGGACGATATGAAGCAGGAGATAGGGGCGGCGATAGAGGTGGCAATTGAGAATTGGCCGCACGTTAAAGCAATAGCAATCGCCGCCATCGAAGAGGTGAAGTGATGACCGCATACAGCCGCCGGGTCTTTGAGAGTGCCAGGCGCAACGGGGAGCCATGCTCAGTTAGGCACTATGAGCGGATCATGGATGACCTGCTGGCAGGCTGTAATCCTGATGAAATCGAGGAATTGTATCCGTTCACGGGCGAAGGGGACACGAATGTAGCCTATGCGATTTTTCGATTAAAGGTTGACGAATGGCTAGGAAATTAGTATTCGTTTCCTGGTTGTGCCTGTTCTTGTTTTTCATCTGTCTTGACATGAGGCATCAGCGGGATCGATTGGCCGTCAAGGTGAAACTGAATCGCAAGGCCCTGGCAAATCAGCAATGGGAGATCGATCGTGCCCGGGACCGCAATCAGGAAATGGACGAGCTGATCTGGATGCGCCGGGCAACGGAACTGCACAATGCAGACTGGGCGCTGATAACCAAGACTATATATCGCAAGGCAAGTGAGTATGGATTGCGGCCGGACCTGATGCTTGCGGTGGCGCATCGGGAAAGTAATTTTAATCCATTTGCTCAGAGTTCGGTTGCCAGGGGGGTCATGCAAATAAATTATAATGTTTGGGCCGAACCCCTGGCTTTGGATGAAGCGTCTATTTATGACATCGAGAAAAATATAGATGCCGGTTGTAAGATCATGCGGATGTATCTTGATGAAGCGGGCGGAAATGAAATTAGGGCGCTAGAGCTCTACAATTGTGGGTATAAATTGACCAATCCCCGGTATGTCCCACGGATACAAAGTTCAAAGTTTTACCAAGCGCCGCAGTAAAGGTTGACAAACGGTAAAACAAATACTACTATAATGGCAATGAAACTTAAAGCAGGTGATTTTTGGCTCTCCAAGCATTTCAGTTTTTTTGAGTGCACGAAATCAAGGGATCACCCGGAACTCGTAAAAGCGAACCGGGAATATTTTTCGCACCAGCCGTACCTGGACCGCCTGATTTTCGGCAGTGAATATATGCTCGAAGGGATTAGGGAAATAGTCGATGCGCCGGTGATAGTAAATAATGGCGGGCGTTTCCCGGAACTCAATGCGGCGGTTGGCGGGGTATCGACAAGCCAGCATCTATTTGCCAGGATGAATGATGGAGCTTATGACATTACAGTGCCAGGCCAAAAGGTTGAAATGGTAGCTTTTAAGATATTCAACCATGGTCTCAGTTTCTATCAAATGCGGGTATATACCAAGATCGGGTTCATTCACATCGGAATGCCCAGGAGATACAGGGACATGCAGATATCGTTTCCCGAATCGGAAGCGCCGGGATGGGCGAAATGAGCCGCTTGCGCCCCGATAAAATCACCGATGTAATCACTGGCATTTGGTATCCCTGGGAAAAGCGAGAGACGCATATTTGCTGTAAGTGCGGGTCGCAGCATTCAGTCTATTTCAAAACGAAGGACGGCAAAGTTTATTCAAAGTGGAATGTTTTGGAGAAAAGGCAGGGCTTCCTGTTGTGCACATGGCAAAGGGCCAATGCGAATTGATTTAAGCGATGGTCGAATAATCAAAATTTATGGAAACGGCCATGGGTGAAATTATAGATATCAAAACCGGGTTGCCGAAAGAGCCTGACACGCCGCATTTGACGTTGCAGACTTTAGACAATAAAGTTCATATCATCCCCGTTTCTGTTTTCACGGATATCATTTCAGGGAAAATAAAGTTAACCGATATTGACGATTGGGAAATAATAGCCAGAACAGCTTTGAGTATTGTTTTGGCAGTGTCTACAAAGGAGGTTGTAAAATGAGATCATTGCTTATAAGATATCGGCTTTGGCGTGCTGGCAGAATATTTTTAAAAATGTGGAGGCACTATGAAGAAAAAGAGCAGAACGTTTTACAACCTTGGCATTATATGCGGGATATGAAATGATCAAAAAACTATTACTTAAGGTTAAAAAGTATTCCCCCTGGATTTTAGCGGTCATCCTTTTTATTTCATTGGCTGCTGGCCTATTTTACAAGCAGCGGCTGGCCAAGGCCGAGATCACCCAAGCCGTATTGATCGAAAAGGCCCGGTTGCTGGAAGCTGACCGTCAGGCAATCCGAGAAAAGTTCAATCTGCTGGGCGAAGTTTCCACAATTAAAATATTGATACTGCAAAAGCTGGTGATTGAAAAAGATCAAGCCGCACAGGCCATCCTGGTAAAGACCGCAAAACAGATTAAGGCTTTGCGCTTCACTGCTGGGACATGGGAAGACAAATACAACCGGTTAGAGCCCGAATGCTTGCAGTTGACCGCGAAGGTTGCGGCACAGGATGAAACGATCTGTGTGCTGAAACTGGCGAATACCGAACTGAATGTCCGAGACGTGATACGCCTGGAATACATCGGGGAGCTGGAAGGCAAGCTTGGGGAGTGCCAGACTTTACTGGACATCTCGATAAAAAATACAGCCAGCATACTGAAAAAAGGCTGGCTGTTTAAGTTATTCGGAAATATCAAAATCGGGCCGGGTGGTGGATTCAGCATTGACGGCAAGGGCAGTATTGGAATTTATGCGATATGGGCAATCAATTAAGGTGCTATAATGGCAAGTATACCAAAGAAATCGAATAAATTAAATTTTGAAATGGCAATCAATGTAAAAAAAAGTATTGCTGGTATTAAAAAAGTTCAATCTGAAATAACAAAATTGACGATGGTTCCATTGATGGAAATCAGGAAATTGATTATTCCATTTTTGATTACTATCGGAATTTCATTTGTCCTTGGCTTTATAATTGGATTTATTTTAGGGGCGCACTATGGGCGATAAACTAAAACCTAATTTCATTGCCGCTACACTGATGATCAACAACACATCTCCAAAAATGCTGAAGCAAATAATCGCCTGGCTTAAAGCCCAGGCCGCATTTCTACAGTACAGTGAAAAACAGATAGACAAAAAGTACATCGCCCGGTATATGCCGGTGCGAGGGTTTGATGAAAAGTGAATAAGTTTACTCCCAAAAAAGCTCACTTTGTATTATTATATTTAAAGCCAGGTAGTGATACATATTTCAATGCTACGAAGTCGGCAATTGGAGCTGGTTACAGTAAAAAGACGGCAAGATCGATAGGGCAAAGATTGTTGACAAATGTTGACATAGCTGCTGCTATTGCTGAGGCTCAAAAAACTATTGCCGAAAGAGTTGGAATCACATTAGAGCGATGGTTGCAGGAACTATGCCATTCAGGGTTTCTCGATCCAATAGATTTATTTGAGGATGATGGATCTTTGAAGCTCATTAAGAATATGCCTGAATCTGCAAGGCGAGCAATTAACGGTCTTGAGGTAACAGAGATATTTGATGCCGCTGAAGGTGATCAAAAGATGGCTATTGGTTTATTGAAAAAAATCAAACTCATTTCAAAAAACGACAGTCTGGAAAAGATCGGCAAGCACCTGGGATATTTAAAAGAAGAGGTCAAGCATTCCGGGAACATTAATATTGGCCCATCTTATGAAGAGGTTAGAAAAGCAATCGCTGCTGTTGAAAAAGAAACGTGACCAACTATGAATATGCTGCTGAATATTTGCGATGCAGAAAAGATGTAGTTTACTTCGCCACAAAGTATTGTTTGACCGAAAAGAAACTCCGCGACGGCGCTTTGATCAAAACCGATATTGTCCCTTTCCCGGATTATCCCTATTTGCGGGAACTATTACTTTCGCTTCACAATCCGGGCAATACACTTGACGAAAAATCCAGGCAGATGCTTTGGTCATGGGCGGTCATGGTGGACAGTTTGCATTGCATCACTTTCGAGGACAGTTATTCAGAAAAGGTTATAAGCCGCAAGGAAAATCTTGTCGATGATGGCGGGATGAACGCCACGACTGATTCACTTTTTGGCCGCTTGTTTTTCATGTGGGATAAATTGCCGCCATTTCTGAAAGCGCCCCTTGCCTTTAGTAACCTGAAAATAACCAATACGGTCAATGGCTCTTTTGTTAAAGGTGAAAGTACGAACGTTAAGGCCGGGCGTGGCGGGGTCTATAATAAGATCAAGGCGGATGAATGGGCTTATTGTGATAACTCGGAAAGTATATTCGCGGGCATTCATTCGGCCTGTCCAAATAATAAAAAATTCGGCAGCACTCCGAATGGTAAGGGAAATAACTTTGCAAGGCTTCGATTCTCAGATCAAAAAGAAACAGGCTTCAAAATAAATACTTGGCATTGGAAAATGAATCCGGAGAAAACGCAGGCATGGTATGAACAGGAAATCAAAGGCTTGACCCGCGAGCAGATAGCCAGGGAATATGAGATCAGTTATGCCGGTTCCGTCGAAGGCCAGGTCTATTATAACTTCGATCTATTGCATGTCATTGACTTGGAGTATGATCCACACCTGCCGCTTTACTCAACCTGGGATTTTGGCATCGGGGATCCTACATCGATTATATGGTTGCAAATTAATCCTTTGGGTGATATCTTGATAGTCGATGAATTTGAACTCAATGAAGAAGAGCCGCCGTATTTTGCAGAGCTTGTCAAGGGCAAATACAAAAACAAATATGAGGATCATATTGGAGACCCGGCGGGCAAGGCGCGGGGAGTTACAAAGAAGTCATGGGTGTCATGGTTGCATG